TTCCATGTGGTGTGCGGTCCGGCAGGCGGGCCCGTGCAGTTGCAATTCCGCAGCGAGGTTGCCGCTTCCGCCATCACCATACGCGGTGGCCTCACTTTGTTGGGCTTTCGGGCCATCTAGTTCACTAACTTAGGAAAACCACATGCTGAGCCTTGATCCGCTCGGCCTCGACAGTGCGATGCTGGACGAGGCGCGAGCCTTTTTGCGTTTCGATGGGCCCGACGAAGATCCGTCGCTGGGCGCGGCACTGCTGGCGGCAATCGCGCACGCCGAACATTTCACGCGGACGGTTCTGATCCGTCGTCCGGCCCGCGAGACTTTATGCGCGCGTTCCGGCTGGCACAGGTTGCACCTGGCACCTGTTGTTTCGGTAACCGGGGTAACGGGCGTAACGCTGGAGGGTGCACGCGTCCCCCTCGATCCCGACGCCTGGCAAAAGGAACCGGGATCGCAGGGCGAGGCCTATGTGCGGATCCTGCATGGCGGCACAGCGAACCAGTTCGAATTTGCCTGCATTGCGGGCTTGTCGGAAAGCTGGGCGGAACTGCCGGAATCCCTTCGGCTGGGTCTGCTGCGGCTGACGGCCCATTTCCACAGCCATCGCGACGCCCCGCAAGATGCCGGGCCGCCTGCTGCCGTGCGGGCCTTGCTCATGCCGTGGCGCCGGATGCGGGTGGATTAAGGGAGCTATCACAATGACAGAATTTGCCGGATCCCTGCGTGAGCGGGTGCTGCTCGAAACGCGTCTGGAAAGCCGTGACGGGCGGGGCGTGGCGAAAGCCAGATATGTCTACGAAGGTGTTGCCTGGGCTGCCTTGTTTCCATTGATGCCGTCCGACCTTGTCCGCGGCGATGCCATTTCGGCCATGCCGCGGTGGCAGGTGACCATGCGCAAGCGGGAGGCTGTGGGCATGCATACCCGCCTGACCTGGCGCGGCCGCTACCTTGCCATCCGGTCCATCGTCACCGACCCGCGCGAACCGGCGCAAATGATACTGACCTGCGAAGAGCAGCGCTGAAAGAGAGGACGCCATGTTTGAAAAACTGGCCAAGGCCGGCGACACTATTGCCGCCGGTACGGTAACGCGTGCCATCGCAAAATTGTCCGAAACGCCCGTCCCCGGGGGTGTGCATGTGGAGGCGATGGAGGACGGAGTGCTTCTGTCCGGCCGCCGTTTGCGGCGCCGGATGCTCGATTATCCCCAACTCAGGAATTTTGGAAAATGAACAACGCGCTTGCCGCACTCCAGTCCGCAATCGTCGCGGCGTTGCAGGCCCATCCTGTCCTCTCGGCCGAATTGAGCGGCATATATGATGGTCCGCCACCGCGCGCAGTCTTTCCCTATCTCGCAATCGGCGATGCCCTTGTCACCGATTGGAGCACCAAGACGGCGATCGGAAAGGAGATACGCCTGCCGCTCACATTATGGGACAATAGGGATGACGCGGCGCGCATGTCGGACCTGATGACCCATGTAGAGGCCGCCATCGCCGCCCTGCCGCGCGAGGTACCCGGCTGGCATGTGGGCAGCGTTGCCTTTTTACGGTCGATGATCGTGCGCGATGCAGCGGGCCCGTGGGCGGCTTTGGTGGAGCATCGGATCAGGATGCTGGCGGTGCCTTAATTGCCCGCGCCATGCCCTGCACTAAATTGCACTGCGAAATTTTCGCTTTTGCATTTGGTGATGGACTGTGAGGAACCCGGCGGAATTGGGGCCTCTTTTACCGACTTATTGTCCTCAGGTTTTTCGAAGCTCGCATGTAGCTCTTTCGGCTTTTCTTCGGTTGGCAAGAAGCAGGGACTGGCGACAGCAACAACATTACCGCCTTCTTCCACGATCGTCCGGCCATCACCTGATATCCGGTAGCGCTGTCCGCTCAGTGTGGCCTTCGGGACTGGCATTGCGAGAATTTCTGAAATCCGTTTGACCTGCGCCTTCGCAGCGCACGACTCGCCGAAAGGTGGAATGTTCGTCGGTTCAGTGGGGCAGACGACGATTTCGGGGCCTTCGTTCTGGGGGCTCGCCGCCGTTGTCGGGGCATCGGCAGCACCGAGTAACATCATCAAAAAAAACATGAATCGTCTCTCCCACGGTTCAATATTTATGAAGGGAACTATATCCATGCCAGCCGAAAAGGGAAGCACCTTCCTGTTGAAGGTCGGAGACGGGGCAACGCCGCCTGTTTTCACCACAGTCGCCGGATTGCGGACCACGCAATTGTCGATCAACGGCGACGCCGTCGTGATCACGCATAAGGGGTCCGGTGCCTGGCGTGAATTGCTGTCGGGGGCCGGAGTCCGTTCGGTATCTGTATCTGGTGCAGGTGTGTTTACCGGCTCCGCGTCGGAAAACAGGATCAAGACAAATGCCCTGTCGGGCCTGCTTGATGACTATGAGCTCAGCTTTGAAAGTGGCGAGCGGCTGCAGGGCAAATTCCTTGTGGCGCGCCTTGATTATGCCGGCGATTTCAATGGGGAGCGCACCTACACATTGGCGCTCGAAAGCTCCGGCCCGGTGGTGTCGCTATGATCGCGCCCGCGATTGAAGCGCGCGGTGAAACGGTCGTGCGCACCGAAAATGCTGCATTCATGCTGCGCCCGACATTTGCAGCACTCGCCGCTGCCGAAGAGGAGTTGGGATCGCTCTTCTCTCTGGCGGAGCGCGCGGCGGGCGGTCAACTGAAGCTGACCGAGATGGTGGCGCTGTTCTGGCATTGCCGTCATGACGTCACGCCCGACATTTCGCGGAATGACTTCGCAGAGGCGATTGCGGCCGCGGGCCTCGCGGCGGCGACACCTGCGCTCAAAAGTATATTGGCGCAAATTTTGGGCGCGCGATGACCTTCGCCGAACATGCAGCGTGGCTGGGCGGCCATTGCGCCTGGATATTGGGATGGCGCCCTGCTGATTTCTGGAATGCAACGCCGCGCGAACTGTCCGGCATTCTGGACGTGGCGACCTCCACATGCACGGCCCCGCCCGTCTCCGCCGAATTGCAGAAACTGATGGAGCTTTTCCCCGATGGATGAGGAAATTGAACGGCTGGTGGTCGCGGTCCGTGCGGATACGCGTGCTTTTGCCAGCGATATTGCGACGATGCGGGCGGAACTTGACGGGCCGTTCGCCAGCGGACTGGAGCGCGCCGGTTCCGCGCTCGAGCGGGGACTTACAGGTGCGATCCAACGCGGCAAGTTCGGCTTTGAAGATCTGCGCCGCGTGGCCCTGTCCGCTCTGTCCGAAATCGCCGCAGCGGCGCTCCGCTCTGGCCTCGATAGCATTAGTGGCGGCGGGCAGGGCGGTGCCGGCGGTTTGCTGGGCGGCTTGGGTGCCTTGCTCGGCAATGTGCTGGGCGCGCCGGGGCGGGCGACGGGCGGCCCTGTCTCGCCCGGCCGCGCCTATCGCGTGGGTGAACGCGGACCGGAACTGTTCGTACCGACAACGAGCGGAAGGATTGAAACAGGTGGCGTGGGCGCGCCCGCGCCATCGGTCCGGCTGACGATCCATGTGTCCGACCATGGTCGCGGAAGCGCACCGGACGCCTTGCAACGGTCCAGCCGCCATGTCGCCCGCGCCCTGCGACAGGTTCTGACACAGGAGTAAGCCATGCCTTTCTGGCTATGTGAAAAGCGGCGGCGGCAGCGGACCAGTCCGATGATGCGGTTCGACCCCCGTTTCTGGACCGTCAATTTCCCCCGCCCCATGATGGCATCGGTGGTGTCATCGGGTCCCGATTCCTTGCGCGCCGACGCCGTCTTTTACAAAGGCGACGATCTCGCAGGCCTCATCTGGGAAAGCGAGGACCAGTGGGACCATCCCTTGCTCGCTTATGAAACGAACCGCGATTACCGGCGGCTGACGCTCCGTTTCCGTTGGCGGTCCCACGGGCTGATGCCGCTTGATGCGGTCAATGGTCCCACGCTGACGCTTTCGGGCCGCGATGCAGAAGGAAACCTTCGAAGCTGGTATGTCCGCTTGTGGAACTATGCCGTCGGTACGCCCGAAGATGCCGAAATCACCCTGAAATTCAGCGAACTCGATGGCGGCTTTCTGCTGCCGGCTGAGGCTGATCCCGTTTATGCGGGGGATATTGACAGGATGTTCCTGTCGCTGGTCCCGCCCGCTTATACCGGTGTGGCAGCGGATCTGGAGACCCCAGCCGAGGGTTGGGTCGAATTGAGTGGCATAAGGTGCGACGGTGCAGGTGTCATGCTCCAGACAGGCGATGTCCTGTTGCCCGAGCACCGGTTCAAAATGGCAACAGGCTATGACGATGGCTACAACCAGACACCCGAACGCCTGCTCCGCCAGATTCACGCGCTGGGTTATCGCGAGGTGATCAACCATTATGTCGGGATGAGCCATTATTTCCGGCTCGAGCCCTTGGACGGTGCTTATTATGTCAGCCTTGAAGGAGGCGTTCTGAATACGCCTTGCGCCGCCTGGCATCGTGATTTTGCCGCGCGGGCAAAGGAGATGGGATATGAGCTGATCTTCTCGCTCAGTTATGAATTGCTGGATTCCCATTGCTGGATTGATTGGAAGCAGCGGGCCGAAAATGGCGACCCGGCACTGACCGGCTGGGTGCCGCCTTCTACCCTGCTTTCGCCCGCGCATGCCGGCGCGATGGGGTATCTGCAAAGCGTTGCACGTGCCTTTGTCGCCATCCAGACCGGAGCGGGTTTGCCGGTGAAGTTCCAGATTGGCGAGCCGTGGTGGTGGATCATGCCCGATGGCCGGATCTGCCTCTATGATGATGCTGCCCAGTCTGCTTTTGGCGACCAGCTGGTTTCGATTTCGCAGATGGCGGGCACAAAAACAGATGCCCAAAAGGCGATGCTGGACCGTGCCGGAGAGTTGCTGGCCAATTCGACCGAGGCAATGTGCGCCGCTGTCAAAGATGCTGCGGGACAAGGGGGTGCCGAGACCCATTTGCTTGTCTATCTGCCCACCGTAATGGATCCTGCGGCGCCGGAGGCATTGCGCGCAAATGTCCCGCTCGCATGGGCGGCGCCCGCCTTTGATGTGCTGCAGTTGGAAGATTATGACTGGGTCACAAAAGGTGACCATGGCTCGACCGGCAGAGCCGTCGCACTTATGTCGGCACGGCTGGGCTACGCCCCTGATCAGCAGCATTATTTTGCAGGCTTCGTGCTCGCCCCGCAGGACAGGCTGCAATGGCGATCTATTGCCGAAGCGGTAGAGCGCGCCTTGGCGAGGGATGCCGCGCAATGCTTCATCTGGGCGCTGCCCCAGGTGGCGCGCGATGGATTCACCCTATTTGAAACGGCGCAGGAGGCAGACGGGATGCAGTCCTTTGACGATGTAATATTTCCCTTGGAAATCGGGCGGGAGGCAATGGCAACGGCCGAATTCTCCACAAATATCGTGACGACATTGTCCGGGCATGAACAGCGCAACAGCAGCTGGTCCGACGCCCGGCTCAGTTATGATGTCGGTCCCGGTGTCCGTTCGGATGAGGAACTGTCCAGCCTGCTTGCCTTTTTCCGCGCACGCCGTGGCCCGGCTATCGGGTTCCGTTTTGAAGATCCTTTTGATTTCAGCTCGCACGGCATGACGGATGAACCCGCAATGTCGGACCAGTTTCTTGGGCTCGGCGATGGGGTGAGAACGGTCTTTCCGTTGGTAAAACATTATGGGGACGCGGCGCAGATCCGCCGGATCACACGGCCGCGGGCCGGCAGCATTCGGGTTGCCCTGGAAGAGGAGCGCACGGACGACTGGGCGCTGGTGGATTTTGGCAGCATCGAGTTTGCAACCGCTCCCCCCGTAGGAGCACGGGTGACCGCGGGCTTTTACTTCGATGTGCCGGTGCGTTTCGGCGAAGACCGGCTTGCGGTCAGCCGTGCGACCTTTGGTGCAGGCGACATTCCTTCGGTCCCCCTGATCGAACTGAAAGAGGTGCCCTGATGGAAAATGCTGTGCAGCACAGCGTTACAACGCTGGCCTATGGGTGGCGTCTGGAGCGGAGCGATGGCGTTACATTAGGATTTACATCGCATGATGAGGATATCTGGCACCGGGATTTGCTTTTGCGCGCAAGCCCGGGATTGAAGCCCACGACCATCGTCGAAAATCTGGGACTGGATAGTGACGGGCTGGATGTGCACGGCGCGCTTACGTCGGATGCGATTACGGCCGACGATCTGGCTGCGGGACGATGGGATGGTGCCTATCTCGAAATCTTCCTCTTCGACTGGATGGCACCCGAAACGGAACCGCAATTGCTCGCCTCTGGCGAGCTGGGCTCGGTCTCCTTTTCAGGGAGTGCCTTCGGGGCCGAATTTTTGGGATCAAAGCAGGTCTTCGAACGATCGGTAGCGCCCTATACCTCGCCATCCTGCCGCGCACATTTTTGCGATGCGGCCTGCGGCTTGAACCCTGCGCGATTTCGCCACCCACTGCGCCTGAAACAGGCGGAAGGTTCGCGATGGCATTTGGACGACATGCCGCACTTTGAGCGCAATGCATTTGCCTATGGGACATTGCGGATCATGGACGGACCCCAATGTGGGCAATGCTTCGACCTGTTGGGCAGCGATGAAAGCTGCGTGACATTGGCCTCTCCGCCGCGAAAAACTCCATCGCCTGGAACCCGCATGCTGCTGTTTGAGGGATGCGACAAGCAACTGGCAACCTGCGCCATGCGGTTCGAAAATGCCCTGAAATTCCGGGGCGAACCCTTTTTGCCGGGCAATGACGTGTTGACCCGATTTCCCGGTGCCAGTTGATGCGCGCGCGACGGTGGCAGGCCGTGCGCTTGATCTTGTCGGTGTCCCTTTCAAGCTGGGCGGAAGATGCCCGCGTGCAGGGCTGGATTGTGTCGGCGTTGTGGCTGTGGCTCTGGCAGAGCATATTCCGGACTATCGGATTCCCGATGGCTATACCCTCCGCGGTCAATATCTGGAACGCATTACAGCCTTTTTTGATTGCCCTGTTTTCTGCCGTTTAGCGCAGGAAGAACCGGTGCCGGGTGACATTTTGCTGTGCCAGCCCGCCACATGGCAATTCCATCTGGCAATCGTGACCGGGCATGGCCTGGTCCACGCGCATGCCGGTCTGCGGCGTGTTGTACTGACCCCTGTATCTCTGCCCTGGCCTGTCATCGGCCGCTGGCGTCTTGTGGGAGATTGAAATGGCAACGCTTGTTCTTACAGCGGTCGGCTCTGCGATTGGTGGTCCCCTGGGCGGTGCGATTGGCGCGGCCTTGGGGCGTCAGGCGGACAATATATTGTTCGCGCCCAAAGCGCGGCAGGGACCGCGCCTTAAAGAACTGGAGGTGCAGACATCCAGCTATGGCACCCAGATTCCTGCGGTGTTCGGCGTGATGCGCGTCGCTGGCACGGTCATATGGGCAACCGATCTGGTGGAGCGGCGGACGAAAAGCGGCGGCGGAAAGGGACGGCCTTCGACGGTAAATTACAGCTATTCGGTCAGCATGGCGGTCGCGCTGTCGAGCCGCCCGGTTGCGCGGATCGGCCGGATTTGGGCCGACGGAAATCTGCTACGCGGCGCTGCGGGTGACCTGAAGGTCGATACGCAGTTGCGTTTATATACCGGACATGATGACCAGCCGCTCGATCCGTTCATGGCATCGGCAGAAGGTGCAGGCCATTGCCCCGCCTATCGCGGGATCGCCTATGCGATGTTCGAGGATCTTCAGCTTGCCGAATATGGCAACCGAATTCCGTCGCTGACGTTCGAACTGTTCGAACGTGAAGATGCCGTCCCCGTCACCGAAATTTTCGAACACGCCTCCGGCGGCGCTGTGGGGGGAACAGCCACGCAAACGCTGCGCGGTTTTGCATTGGCCGGTGCATCCGCCCGGGAACCTCTTGTGCATCTCGCTGACGTTATATCGCTGGACTGCGTTCGTCAGGACCGGGACCTGCATATTCGCGACCGGCAGGCTGCGGTCGCGGTGCGAACGGATATCGTGCCGGTGCTTTCCGAAGACAGCGCAGAATTTGAACTGCCGCAACAGACAATCGAACCACTAGGACGCATCCCGCAAGCCATGACGTTGCGCTATTATGATCCAGAGCGTGATTTTCAGATCAGCCTACAACGGGGTGTCCGGGGGGTGTCTTCACGGGGTGAAGAGGTGATCGAGTTTCCTGCCGTTCTGGATGCGACCGAAGCCAAGCGGATTGTTGAGCAGCGTTTATGCCATATGCAAAGCGGGCGATTTGCTTGGTCGGGCGATGTGGCATCGGGCGGGATACGAGTTTCGCCCGGCGACAGCTTTGCCGATGCGGCTGGGCAAGTCTGGCACATTGACGAGGTCGAGCGCCGCTTTGGAACCGCGCGCATAACGGCGCATGCAGAGCCGGGGGCATCCAGCCCGACGGAACCTTTCGCAATCCCGGGCCGTCATGTCGCGACGCCCGATGTTCGAACCGGGCAAACACGCCTGACCGCTATAGAATTGCCATCGCTCGGACTGAATGATCCCGGACGACCACTTGTGGCCCTGTTTGCGAGCGGTACCGACACTGGCTGGCGGCGCGCGGCGCTGTCCTTGAATATGGCAGGAAACCAGATTGAGCTGGGCATTACGGCGCAGCCGGCGATCATGGGCACAACGCTCGACCCGCTCACGCCGCATCCGGTGCATTTGATCGATGCGCGGTCCGGATTTTCGGTGCGGATGCTCAACAGCAATATGGACATCGCCAACCGCACAGGTTCACCCCTTGATCCCGACGCCCCGCTTGTCTGGCTGGGGGGCGAATTTATCCGCTATGGCAATTGCGTGGATCTGGGGGGCGGTATGTACCGCTTTTCCAATCTTTTGCGGGGATGCCACGGGCAAGATGAACCTGTGCCACCGCATCCCGCGGGATCGATTTTCCTTCTGGTCGAACCGGAAACCGCCCGGATCATCGACGAGCGCCTTTTTGCATCGGGCGACGTAGTAAAGGCCGAGGCATTAGGCCTGGGTGACAGTCATCCTGTTACATCGTCCGTCGAAGTTCGCGCACTGGCAACGACACCATTGGCCCCGGTTCATGGCACTTTCGCGCGTACCCGGGACGGAGGAATATCGGCGCGCTGGATCCGGCGATCGCGGATCGACAATGGCTGGAAAGACGGCGTCGATCAGATCATTGCCGAAGATAGCGAACGCTATCGGGTGCGCCTGTTCGCGGATGCCGCGCTTGTCGGCGAGCGGGAAATGGCTGTCCCCACCTTTGCTTTGAATGCCGGTGAATTACCTGTTCCCGCATCATCCGGATTGACCGTCGAAATTGTCCAGATCGGCCGCTTTGCGGAGTCCCGGCCTCTGCAATTAGGGCCCGTCTGA